TCAAGTCAATAGTTGCATGGCTTGCACTCAAGGAACTATCTCGAGCTAGTGCTCGGGATGCGTCTTGATTTCGAAAATCAATAGCGTCCCATGGTCCGTTGATAGGGAGCCGTAAAGCTCCGTCTCGTCGGACTCGAGCAGTAGCGTCAGATCGTAGAACTTCCCTAAAGTAGGAAAGTCCACACTGCTGACACCACTGATTGCTACCGGGCTCTGCGGCGATAAGCCGAGGCCCTTTCGCAGTCTTTGGTACGTCAACAAGTCGAGAGTGACCCTCAACTTCAGAGGGTCGCTCTCTATCTGACTGGTCTCCGGCCAATACGGAGGAGTTCGGAACTCCGAACTCATCGAATGGAAAGAGATCTTCGAGTCGGGGACTCCAAGCGGGAAAGCTATATTTATAGCCTCTTCCGCGCGGAGTTTCCGAGGTTGCACCAGGGCCTTGCCTGAAGTCGTACCGATGGGGGCTAAAGCTTCCCATCGAGGCGACCACCCTGTCAGCAACGCGCTGACATAAGGTGAGCAGGGCGATATCGGGTAGATTTGGTTTTTCAAACAAGTCTCCTGTATCGCGATCATAAGGTATGCGATCCAACAAAGAACCGCACATCCCACGATCAACATTATCAATAGCCGAATCCCATATGGGACCGGCCGGCGGTAACGACGACTCAACATCGAAGAACTCCTTTGTCGTCCGAAAGACGGCAGAGGGAGAGCATTCGATAAGTTCCTTTGCTCCGGCATAATACAGTTGCCGAAGCAGCAGAACCCACGTTGGGTCGATTTCCTGCTTCAGACATCCACTTATATCGAACACCTTCAACCAAATTCCCTGGAATAGTCTAGGGATTGTGGTTCTCGTATTGATCCGCCCCGCGAGGGGTAGACCAATCAGAGGAAGAAGACCGGAATCGAGGGCTTGGTCTAAGACCTTGCCTATCGCCGGTAGCAATAGCGTAAACACGCTATGGCCGTGTTTCGAGACTAGGGAGGCAAGCCGTGTTTTATCACGTTCACATCCCTTGTGGAGAGTGTGGTCTAGAGTTACGGCGTCTCGTAAGACGCCGTCGATCACCTCTAAGAATGCATCGACGTAGCCTTTAGTCATGGGGATTCTCTCCTTTTTGACCTACGGCTTCGGCAATCAGAGCACTGGGACGTTACAGCAGTGGCTTACGCCGCTGCCAGGCCTTGCGGCCCGTCCGCATAAACCTCCACACCTCAGCGATGAGGAGGAGAACCTCGACGGCTACTCTGCCAATTCTCATTGTCAGGTTAGCCAGTTGAGGAGATCAGCTTGGAAGGTGTCACCATTAACATAGTAGGTGTACCCCTTCATATCGAGCTGGGCGACCGTATGGTCGTCATTGTACGGCACACGGAAAACCGTGTAATACTGCCGAACATTATCTGGTGCTCCGCCAGTACCGAACGTGGTGTGGGTGTAATCGACGTTATGTCGATACATCTGCACCTGGCCGGCCTTGGCAGCCTCTTTCGAATGTCGGATAAAAAGGCGTATCTCTTCAGTTGCTGAAGAGAGTAGCCACTCCGATCCGTAAGAGTCTTGATTGATGCGAGACAAAACCTTCGCGACCGCATTGATCGTAATGGTTAATGTTGCTCCGAAGCTCACGATGTATTCTCCATTGTTAGCACTACCTATACTTATAGGCAATGCTAGCCAATGTCAGCAGTTGCCTAGCCCCAAGAAAGGGGCTGGTAGCGATTGTTAAACCTACAGGCACGTTCGGTTGTCTATGCTTCGTAGCATAGTATTCCGAAGCTGGAGAGACCTTCAACCAGGATGGGGCCATCGTCACAGAGTGACTAGTGTCCGTCCAGATTGATGTCATTATGCATGCAGAACTACAGGAAGCGCCAACTGCGTTCCGGTTTGCGAGCAAATAATCGCCCACATTACCGAAATAGTCAGCCAACCAGCTCCAGGGTAGGATCTCCCAGGCATCAGCCATGGAAAGATTCCACCCGTTAACCGCGAACTTGGCTTGTTCGCGGAGGTCTGCAGGCGAAAGAGCGAGTTCGGGGACATCCGGTAACCACCGACAGGTGGCCCAGCG